CTCCATTAAGACCAATAAAAGACTTATATCTAATTCCACCTCTATAAAATCTAAAAATATGGGAAATATAGTATAAAGGAATAGAATGATCTGTTCTTACACCAATTGTTCTAAGAAAACCTGCACTATCTTGACCAGTAATTTTTGAATAAATATTATCTACAACAGAACTTGGAGCTCTAAGAGCACCACCAAAATAAGCGGGATCAAGGGTTACATTATTAAATTGAGTGATACCCCAAATTTCAGGGTTTGGAGTGGAAAAAGTAGTATCGGGATATACAGAAATTAAAGGAGCAAATCTTTTAATAAGTTGTCTTAAATTTGTAATTTTTTCACCAGGACAAATTGCATCATTAAATTTAGTTGGAGAATTAAAAAGTTTGATAAAATTATCTTGGGTTTGGGTTTTATTAGCAAGAGCAGGATTGAGATCACCAAAAGCTTGGGAAACATAATTAATAGGAACATGTTCTTGAATTACCTTAATATCATCCTCAAAATTTGCAGGCTCTTCAGATTCTTCTTCTTGAATATCATCATCAAGTTGAATGAGATCTTCTTCATCATCAACATAACCTTCAGTCATATCTTCTTTGAGGGTTTTTGTAGCACGAAGAGCTGCAGCAGGTGCTAAACAGGGTCTATAATTGGTAAAAGTAGGATCACAAAATTCAATATCATCTCCACAACTAACCCAACAAATAACTTGAACAGTGTTTGAAGCAGCACCAGCAGTTCTAAGAGTATTAAGGACATTAATTCTAACCAAACCAGGAAAACTAAGGATATTATTTGAACCAATAACTGAGCCAGTGGCAGGACCAGAAGGATTTGCTGTATCAAAATTAACAACATTAGTAAAGGACCAAGGGTATTGGGATACATAAGGAATTTCAAAAGAAAGATCAGAACTTTTTGACAAATCAAGAATCCAAGAGTAGGACCTATCATCTATAAAGGGAATAGCAGTTGTAAGAGCACCAGGATGAAAAGAAATTAACAATCTACCAGAATGAAATGCAGTTTTTGCAACAGAAATACGATATCTCATAGTACCGCGCCAAAATTTAAACATAGAACCTACATAAGTTTGAAGACCACATTGATATGCATTTTGTGCTCCAACAGTAACAGCTGTTGTTGCACAAGGATTAACCCAAAAAGTAGCTACAGTGGTTGTAGAATCATTCCAATCTTTTGAAAAAAGAAAACATTCTTTCTTACAAATATAAGCAATATCCATTTCATCCTGATCAGTACTAAAAATACCAGGAAGCATACCTATAGAAGAATTACCAGATGCACCCAAAACCACAGAAGCATCTGTACCATCACAATTGGTAAAACCTTTTGCAGGGACATGAGTAACTATATTGGGTAGGGAATTGTTAGGAGGTTTACATAATCCAAGAGCTGAAAGACCAGCATTTAATGTCCAACTAAGAGGGTTTTCAATCAATTTAGAAATAGAATTTGTTACTTTTGAAACTACAGGAAAATTAGTATTTTGGGAATTAGCAACTTCACTTTCAGTAATAGATTGAGAAACAGGGTAATTTTTATAAAATTCATCTTCATCTTCATTTTTAGATTGAGAAACCAATAATAAAGGAGCACCAGTTGGAAGTTCAAGATGAATATCTTGAAACCATGCAAAAATAGAAATAGAAGCATCTGAAATTGTCATAGGGGCAAGAACAGTCATGTACAAATCACCCATAGTACCACGACCATAGGTGAGTCCAAAAAATGGGGAAGGTGAACAATAGGGAATAATAAATTCAACAGGTTGACCTGTTGCAACATCAAGTTC